AGCAAATGCCCCCGTGGCATCAAATAAAGAACCAGAATGGGACTATGATCTCGCAAAAGAAATGGTAAGAGGCAAATCAATTGTCTTTTGTCTTCCCGGAAGAGGAGTATCATATACCTATCTGAAGAGTTTTGTTCAACTTTGTTTTGACTTAGTTCAGTCCGGAGCAAGCATTCAAATCTCACAAGACTATTCATCAATGGTAAACTTTGCAAGATGCAAATGTTTAGGTGCGAATGTTCTTCGTGGACCGAATCAACTTCCCTGGGATGGAAAACTTCATTATGATTGGCAACTTTGGATTGACTCCGATATTGTCTTCAATACCGAAAAGTTCTGGCAACTTGTTCTAATGGATAAGGATATTGCCTCCGGATGGTATGCAACCGAAGATGGTCACACCACATCAGTTGCTCACTGGATGGAAGAAGATGATTTCCGTAATAATGGCGGCGTCATGAATCACGAAACTGTTGAGAGTATTTCAAAGCGTCGTAAACCATTCACCGTAGATTATGCCGGATTTGGTTGGTTGCTTATTAAGAATGGAGTATTTGAACATTCGGAAATGAAGTATCCATGGTTTGCCCCTAAGATGCAAGTCTTTGAATCTGGAGAAGTTCAGGATATGTGTGGAGAGGATGTATCATTCTGTTTGGACGCAAAGGAAGCAGGATTTGAAATTTGGTGCGATCCTCGCATTAGAGTTGGTCACGAAAAGACAAGAGTGATTTGATGATTAACGAATCTTACAATATAATCTGTAAGGGTCGTAAAATTTATTCTAACCTTACAGAGGAAGAATATTTTAATACTATGGAGGATCTGTCTAAACAATTTTATCAGACGGGTTCTCCAAATCCAAATGAAATTGAAACTGAAATTATAGGAGAACATTAATGGCAATCAAAAAATCATCAGGTGGTGGAAAGCAGGTCATCGAATCCCTTCCCAAGAAAACCAGGCAGGGGTGTGGTGCTCATACCAAGTATGCCGCGTCTTCTCGTAATAAACCTCGTAAGAAATACAGGGGACAAGGTAAGGGATAAATCGTGTGGGAGTTTTAAGATGATGACATATGATCGAAGTCAAATTTTAAATTCGATTAAAAACCTAAAGACATGCCTCAAACCCAGTACTATTCCTGGTGCTGGTGTTGGGGTTTTTGCTTTAATAGATATTCCCAAAGATACTCTTATTTTTGAGGTTGAAAGAACAGATGATTATTTTTTTAAATATTCGGAAATAAAAAATATTTCACCTAATATTCAAAATTATATAATGGGAATGACTGATGGGGTAGAAGAAGGTTTTTATTTGGATGTTCCCGCCTTTAAGATCTATTCTGCATATTATGTTAATCATTCTTATAATCCCAATGTCTTTTGGGATCGAAGATCTGATGAACTCTTCTCAATCAAAAATATTGAATGTGGAGAAGAATTAACAACATATTATAAACCTAATGAGAGAAATTTTTAAATGAACATTATCAACCTACCACCAAAAAAAGTTTGGATTCGTAAAGAATATCTAAGAGATCTTCGTGATGGACACGGAGAATACATAAAAGGTTGGTGGGTGTCTATCAAATCAATCTGGGGGAGGTGCTTTTATTTTGAGACTTATATTCCAGAATATGGTGCTCTTTATGATAAATTACCAATCTCGGCATTTTTAGATTGGGAAAGTGATCATCACGAACATCCAAGACAAATAAGTCCGGATCTACCAATCACTGATTTACAGTACTGGGATAGTTTTGACTATGACATTAGACTGATTGAAAAACAGTTTTTATATACAATGTCTGTTGAAGTTAAACATCGTTCTGGTCATGTATCTGAAAATGGTAAATATCTATTTACAATTGACTCCTATCATCCTGATCGGGACATTCAAGATCTTACATTTTCAGAATTTCCAGAAGAACATAAGTCACACAATTGTATCATTTTACCAAATGGGCAAATTGGTCTTTATCCAAACAATCGTTGTAGATGGGTTGATGAAAGTTTAACTCCACCTACTCTTAAAAAACCTGACTTTTTAGTTTCTACCAGAAATTTTTCTGTAGAAAATGGAGGAAAGCGTCGGTTAGGAAATACTGAAGAATATTTTTGGGAACATGAGAAGGGAAATAAATAAATTTTTAATAAAATAATAATTGGAACAGTATTCGATGGGAACTCATCTCCTTTTGGAGGTGTATGATGTTAAATTTAACCTCTTAAATGACGTAATATCTCTCCAAGAAACAATGGAGAAGGGTATTAATCGTGCAAATATGACTATTTTGAACATTTTTTCCCATTGTTTCCTTCCTCAGGGATGTACCATCGTCATTGCACTCTCTGAAAGTCATGTTTCTTGCCACACCTGGCCAGAAAATGGATCTATTGCTATCGATGTATACACTTGTGGTGACGGAAATCCCAAATTAATCGCCATTGAATTGTTAAAATACCTAAATTCGAATAATTTTAGACTTCGTGAAGTAAATCGTTAAATAATAGCAGGAGATAGAAACCTCCTTCATAAAAGTTTCTGTTTTATTCATTAAAACAGGAGTTTCAAATGCTATTCGAATCAGGCGACAATCAAAAAAGAGTCATTCAAGAAGTTGTTTATGACCTTGCACCAAAACACAACCTAAAAAAACAGGTTGAACTACACGAAAAAATTCGTAATGATGAGGACTATGATGATTGGTCATATGGAACAGAACCAAGTTATGGTTCTTCTTGGAAGTAAGTATAAATAAATAAAAAAACTTTCATTCAATGGCAATTCAGAGGATATCCAGATCATTTAAAGATATCAGTTTATCCTTTGAACCTCATCCAGTAACAAAGGATCTACCGATACTAAAGAATGAAAATGCAATTCGCAGGTCCGTAAGAAATATTGTAGAAACTATTCCAACAGAAAGATTCTTCAATTCATTATTAGGATCTGACATTACACGAAGTTTATTTGAATTTGTTGATTTTGGTACTGCATCAGTAATACAAAGTCAAATTGAAATATCAATTAATAACTTCGAACCAAGAGTTGATAATGTAACAGTTCAGGTGGATCCTATTCCAGATGATAATACATTTAATGTAACAATTATTTTTGATATTATAGGACAAGAATTTCCAACTCAAGAATATTCATTCATACTAGAGGCAACAAGATAAAATGCCTTTTACTAAATTTACAAATCTAGATTTTGATCAGATAAAGACCTCCATCAAGGATTATCTCCGTGCTAACTCCACATTCACGGATTTTGACTTTGAGGGGTCTAATTTTTCAGTATTAATAGACACGCTAGCATATAATACATATATTACGGCATTCAACTCGAATATGATTGTGAATGAATCCTTCTTGGATTCTGCAACTCTTCGTGAGAATGTTGTTTCACTGGCAAGAAATATTGGATATGTACCTAGCTCCAGGACAGCAGCACAGGCACAAGTATCTTTTAACATATCTGCAGTAGGTACTCCTGTAATTACCTTACAGGCAGGTCTTGTGTGTGTCGGTTCGGTAGATAATACTTCATATACATTTTCAATTCCGGACAACATATCATCAAATGTTGTGGACGGAATAGCATCTTTTAACAATATTGACATTTATCAAGGAACATTTTTAACGAAACAATTTGTGGTGGATGGGTCTCTGGACCAAAGATTTATATTGAATAATTCATTCATAGACACCTCTACTATCTCGGTTTATGTGAAGGGAATCAATGATAGTGGTCTTGGAGTAGAATATTCTTCTGTTGATAATATTCTTCAAGTAGATTCAACCTCAAGAATCTATCTGTTACAAGAGGTTCAGGATGAAAAATATGAACTACTTTTTGGTGATGGTCTTATTGGGGAAAAATTAGAAAATAATGCGGTAATTACAGTAAATTACATCGTTACTGATGGTGAAGATGGTAATGGTGCCTCTTCATTTTCTTTTGCTGGAAGTGTTAGAAACGCAACTAATGGACCAATTAACGTAGGTTCGGTCTCGGTTACAACAAATCAACCATCCCAAAATGGTTCTGAAATAGAATCTATAGATTCCGTTAAATATTTTGCCCCAAGAATATATTCATCTCAGTATAGAGCAGTGACATCGCGTGATTATGAGGCAATTATAAAAAAAATATACCCAGATACAGAATCAGTTGCGGTTATTGGAGGTGAAGAATTAGATCCTCCAGAATTTGGTACAGTATCGATAAGTATTAAACCAAAAAATGGAACTTTTGTTTCTGATTTTAATAAGCAACAGATTATTAATAAATTAAAACAATATAGTATTTCTGGAATTAATCAAAAAATAATCGATCTTAAAATACTATATGTGGAAATTGATTCATCAATTTATTATAACTATTCTCAAGTGTCGGCAGTAGAATCACTAAGAACAAAAGTTGTAAATTCTTTAACAGAATATTCTAATTCTGTAGATCTCAATTCATTTGGAGGAAGATTTAAGTATAGTAAGGTTCTTCAAATAATTGATAATACTGACGTTTCTATAACTTCTAATATTACCAAGGTTAGAATCAGAAGAGATTTGAAGGCACTGGTAAATCAGTTTGCTCAATATGAACTATGTTTTGGAAATAAATTTCATATTAATTCTGACGGATTTAATATTAAGAGTACTGGATTTAGAATTTCTGTAGATCCAGACACCGTATATCTAACAGATGTACCCAATTCGGATGGAAAAACAGGAATAATATCGATAGTAAAACCTTTAAGTGACGGAACCACAAGAATTGTGGTAAAGTCTGTCGGAATTGTTGACTACACAAAGGGTGAAATTAAAATAGGAACCATAAACATTATTTCAACATCCAAAGAAAATAATATTATTGAAGTGCAGGCATATCCAGAATCAAATGATGTCATTGGGTTAAAGGATTTATATTTAAGTTTTAGTATCCCAGAAAGCTCAATAAATATGGTAAGAGATGTGATTGCTTCTGGTGATGAAATATCAGGTACAGTATTTGCCAGAGACTATTATACATCAAGTTATTCAAATGGGAATCTTATAAGAGCGTAATATGATACAGACTGGGTTCGAATCTAGAGTTAAGGTTCAGCAAGTTATTGAAAATCAACTTCCAAACTTTATTTTGGATGAAAGTCCAAATACGGCAGAATTTTTAAAGCAATATTATATTTCTCAAGAATATCAAAGTGGCGTAGTTGATATTGCAGAAAATTTAGACCAATATCTAAAGTTAGATAATTTAACTCCAGAAGTTATCGTAGGATCTACTGAACTATCTACCAATATTTCATCTTCTTCGGGAATTGTTACAGTTACTTCCACTAAAGGATTTCCTCAAACTTATGGATTATTAAAAATTGATGATGAAATTATTACATATACCGGAATAACCACAAATACATTTACTGGTTGTGTTCGTGGATTTAGTGGCGTTACTAACTATCATTCAAATTCAAATCAAGAGGAGTTAGTATTTTCAGAATCAGTATCCGCATTTCATAGTGGCGGATCTTCTGTACAAAATTTAAGTTCTCTATTCTTAAAAGAATTTTATAAAAAAATAAAATACACCTTTACTCCTGGTCTAGAAGACGTTGATTTTGTATCAAATTTAAATGTTGGTAATTTTATAAAGGAAGCAAGATCTTTTTATCAGGCAAAAGGAACTAACGAGTCATTTAGAATTTTATTTAATATTTTATATGGTGTAACTCCTCAAGTAGTAAATTTAGAGAATTTTTTAATTAAACCATCTTCAGCAGAATTTATAAGAAGAGAAATTGTAATTGCAGAAAGAATTTCTGGAGATCCTTCTAAATTGGTGGGACAAACAATTAAGAAATTTAATGATGAGAATACTAGTGCCTCAATTTCTGAAATAGAACCATTTACTAGAAATAATGTACAATACTTTAAAATTTCACTTTTTGTTGGATATAATGATGTTTCCGCCGTTCTTGGAAATTTTACAATTACACCAAGTACAAAAAGTCTAAAAAATGTTCCAGTTGGGTCAGAAGTAATTTCAGTAGACTCTACAATTGGATTTCCGGAACAAGGAACACTTATATCCGGAAACAATACAATTACTTATACTAGTAAGAGTATTAATCAGTTTTTTGGTTGTTCCGGAATTACATCTTCAATTTTATCATTCGCTGATATAAGATCCGATGAAATTTATTTTGGATATGAAAATGGAGATCTGAACAAAAAAGTTGAGTTAAAACTTACAGGAGTACTATCCAAATTTGTTCAAGTATCAGATACTTTAAATTTGGATGAAGGGCAAATA